ATCCCATGGGATACTTGGAAGGGTAGACTGCCTTGGTTGGGGAACGGCACGAGTTATCCTAGAGAGTGGCAGAACTCAATGGTTCAGTATGTTTAACCTAACACGAGTTACAGGGAGTTCTCCAACCATTATCCCTAAGCCTAATCCGAAGGTTAAAGTGCAGAGAGTACTTCTGTACAACACAAACACAGGTTGGTGTAAGGTGTACAGAAACATAGACCTTGCAAAGAGAGCTGCTAAGCATGTAGTGGCTACACAACAATTTATTAACATAGAAGTAGAGGTATAATTATGTCAAAGATTACACGTTTGGAACAACTAGCTAATGAGAACTCACTGTATCGTGTTAGTGGGGTGTTTGAGAAGAGTGAGGTATGCACAATACTCCACAGGGATGATACAGTTTTATTCCGTGCATTGCTACCACGCCCAAGTAGGAGTTACAAGATACTGGACACTGTAAAACTCATAGGTGGGGTCAGCAACGGCTCAATCTCTATTATGTGCTTGCAGCGTGGGGAGTAGGTATGGTCTTTTTCTTAGTAGGATTTTTAGTGGGCTTTTGTGTAGCTCAGTGTATGTAAGTTATGAAATGGGAATATGCGTAAATTTGCTAGAAAATATTTAGCATGTTTCTCACAAAACAATACAAAGTGTGGTATATATAGGTATACTTAAAAGAGAAGGTAAATGATATGAGTAAAACATTTAAAGTTGTTTGTATTAATGATAAAGGCATGAATTATTGCATACAAGAAGGCAAAGTCTACGAGGCAGTCGAAGGGGATATCGCAGAGTTCTGGATGCTTACTGGGATTGGTCAATACTCTATGTGCAGATTCCTACAACTACCAACAGAACCTAAGACATGTGCTGATATGACTATGGAAGAGTGGTTGGCAATGAATGCTGTGTTGGCTGGGCCTGATAAGAAGTTGGTTGAGTTTAACGATTGTGGGTCTACTTACAGCAGCATGAAGACTTCTATGCTTAGGAAATGTTATAGTATGTCACTATACCGCATTAAACCAGACAATGCTGATGCTATTGAGCGTATTGAAAAAGAAATGCGTAAGCTTGCAGATAAGCTTGCTGAACTGAAGGAGTAATAGGAGGTGCGATGGGAAATTGTTTAGACAAACTGCCACATAGTTGTGGGAGTCATGGTGGGCTTCAGGTCTTTGAGAAGGAGGACGGTACAGTAGATGGCTATTGCTTTTCATGTGACACTTTTGTTGCGAACCCTTACGGGGATGTAAAGCTTGCCAAGGACTTACCGAAGCGTAAACTAGGTAAGACTCAGGAAGAAATAGAACAACAATTCAAGGATATTGAAGAGTGTGGTGTATGTGACTTAGAAAAGCGTAGGCTTAGGGGGGACTCCTTAGCCCAGTACGGGATTAAGGTTGGTGTTGATACTAAGGACGGTAAAACTCCTAAGACTGTATACTTCCCATTCACATCTGATGGCAAGATAGCTAAGTATAAGATAAAACTACTTGACCGTAAGGTAATGTGGAGTGTAGGCTCATCTAAAGACTTAGACCTCTTTGGTTGGGAACAAGCCAAGGCTAGCGGTGCTAGGCGATTGATAATAACTGAGGGGGAGTGGGACAGCCCAGCCCTAACTAGGATATTTGAGATACACACCAAGGCAGAGTACAAGGACAATATACCAGCCGTATGCTCACTAATAAACGGTAGTGGTACTGCTGGGAAGGACTTAGCAAGGCTTGCACCTAAGATACGTAGACATTTTCAAGACATTAGTTTCTGTTTTGATGATGATGATGCAGGGAAGCTAGCTGTAGAGGCAGCCATGAAGGTGTTCCCAGAGGCTACTAACATCACCCTGCCAAGTAAGGATGCTAATGCTTGTATCATTGATGGGACTACTAGAGGGGCATTCAGTGCGGCTCAGTTCAGAGCAGAGAAACCTAAGAACTCAAGCTTAGTACTGGCTGACACACTATTCGAGGAGGCTAAAGTACCTGCTGAGTACGGGGTTAGTTGGCCTTGGGCAGTTATGACGGAGAAAACTCGTGGCATACGTACAGGAGAGACTATCTACATAGCGGCTGGAGAAAAGTTAGGTAAATCAGAACTTGTTAACGCCATAGGAGGGCACTTAATCAAGGAGCATGGCTGGAAGATATTCTTAGCTAAGCCAGAGGAGGCTGTTAAGAAGACTGTTAAGATGCTAGCAGGTAAACTAGTCGGGAAGGTATTCACTGACCCACACATACCATTCGATGATGATGCGTATGACAAAGCTTGTGATATAATGAGAGGTAATGTACAGCTACTAGGCGTATACCAGCATGTATGTTGGGAGAACCTAAGGGCAGACATATGTACAGCAGCTTCTTGGGGTGCTAAGGCAGTGTTCATAGACCCACTCACATGTCTTACTAACGGTATGAGTAGTAGTGAGCGTAACGATAAGCTAATGGCTATAGGTCAGGAGTTAGCAGCTCTGGCACTAGACCTAGATATTGTTATATTTATATTCGCCCACCTAAATAAACCAGCGGCAGGTAGTACGCCTTGGGATAGGGGTGGTAAGATTACAACTAATTACTTTGCAGGTAGTAGTGGTATGGCTCGTAGCTGTAACTACGCTATAGGTATGGAAGGTAATAAAGACCCAGACTTACCAGAGGAGGAACAGAATGTACGTAAGCTTGTACTTCTGGCTGATAGGGAGTTCGGAGAGTCTGGATACTGTAGGTTATACTGGAATAAGGTTAACCATTTATTTGTTGAGATGAGGGAGTAGGTATGGTTAATTTCTTCGCTGGCTTCTGGTTTGGAGCCTTGACAGTAGTAGTTGTCTGCCTCTTCGTAAGCGAGAAGCCTATGAGGGATAGGTGTAATAAGCTAGGTAGTGGGTACAATGTAGTGACTTATAACGATAGTGTTTTTGTTTGCTCTAATGGCAGACAGAAAGTTACAATGTATAAATAGGAGGTAGGATGAGTTATAGGCAAGAGGAGATTAACTTCGAGCTGGTTGTGGATACGATAAAACAACTAGAAAAGCTTAAATACGATATATACAGGAAACTGCGCAAGTCATGCCCACACTGCAATAATAGCCACTACCCTCTATGTAAGGTTGGGGAGGAGGTATGTACAAAAAGATAGAACAGCACTACCTTGATAATTACAGGCGGCGCTTAAAGATTCTGGTCAACAGGGCTGGTAGTATTTCTAACGCAGAGGACGTATTGCAAGATGCATATGAACGTGCCTTACGCTATAGGAATAGCTTCGACCCTGATGCTCAAGAACTTGATGCATGGTTCAATACAATAGCTAATAACGCGTTACGTGACTTCAAGCAGAGCGAGCGTAGGATGGGGATGAGTGTTGAGTATGCAGAGGAGAGGGATGAAGGTGTTCCTCTTGCTGATTGGGAAGAAGATATGATAGAGGCTGTCAAGAAGGACATAGCATGTAAGAATGTTATGGTAAGACAGGCTTTATACTTATACTTCTTTAAGCAATATAAGCCTAGGGAGATTGCTCAAATACTTGACATGTCTAATTGCTATATTAGGACTAGTGTTAAGGAGTTTAAGCAACAGGTTGTTGCTAAGTATGGAGATGTGTTATGATATGTGATGATTGTGGTAAAGAGGGTGATGATGTTTATGACACCACTTGTCCGTATGCGGAGGAAATATATGGAGAGACAGTTCCTTGTCAACTATGTGAGGAATGCGCCCACGAGAGGTGTATGGAGATTTAGGGGGTAGTATGAGGTATTTTATAGACAGTTCTGATGGAGGTACTACTTGGTATGTAATGGATGGTGAGAACTATCGCATTGTGGGGGCTGCATATATGAATAAGTATGTGGCACAGAGTGATGCTGACAGACGTAATGAGAAGGAGGGTAGTGCATGAGGTACATAGTAGAACCCGGTCCAAATATTGACCAGTGGTATGTGTACGATAAGTATAACAGCACTTGGGTAGGAGGGCCGTCCTCAAGTTTAGGGCAAGCGGAACTCAGATGTGATAGGCTTAATGAGGAGGAGGAGTGATGCATAGGCAAACAGTAAATGGAAAAGAGTGTAATATATTTTGTGAAACTCCAGACCCTGCTGCACTAGCTCAGATGTATGAAACCATGAAACAGCCATATACAGTTGCTGGGGCAGTAATGCCTGATTGCCACAAGGGATATACTCTGTGTATAGGAGGTGTTGTCTCGACTAAAGGAGTTGTAGTCCCAGCTTATGTAGGGTTTGATATAGGCTGTGGGATGTGTTCAGTTAAGACTAACATAAGCAAGGCTGATATGGTTAGTCTTGAGCTACTACATCAGAAACTTCACCAAGCTATTCCGGTAGGCAACTCGACCCATAATATGTCTATGGCTTGGGAAAAACCACCACACACTGAACTGGCGGCTGGGGTTTATGACAAACGAAGAGGGGCACTACAGTTAGGCACTCTCGGAGGAGGAAACCACTTCCTTGAGGTTGGTTATGATGAAGATGACGCAGTGTGGATTACTGTACATTCAGGCAGTCGTGGAGTTGGACATGGAATTGCAACCGAGTATATGAAGATTGCATCCCACAGTGAGGAAGCGAGGGAGGGGCACTACGCTTTGGATGTTGACTCTCAAGAGGGCAAAGATTATATCCTAGATTTAAACTTCGCTCTAGAGTACGCACTTGATAATCGTAAGGCAATGATAAGAACAGCCACACAAGTTATTTCTGGGCACTTAGGATTACACGTAAGGGAGGAGTTGTTTATTAACCGTAACCATAACCATGCTGAACTTAAGGACGGCTTGTGGATTCATCGTAAAGGTGCAACACATGCTGAAGAGGGAATGCTTGGCGTGATTCCAGGAAACATGAGGGATGGTGTGTTTATTGTAAAAGGTAAGGGGAATCCTGAATCCTTATTCTCTTCTTCCCATGGTGCAGGCAGGGTCATGGGGCGTTTCAAGGCCAAAAAGAAATTAAGCTTAGAGAAGTTTGAGTCAGACATGGAGGGAGTCGTTGCTTCTGTAAGTAAAAATACTTTGGATGAGGCTCCTGACGCATATAAGAGTATCTTTGAGGTGATGGAACAACAGGAGGATTTGGTTGGTGTGATTGCTTATGTCAAGCCTATCCTCAGCGTCAAGGGGTAGTCTATGGCAACATATGTCTGTGATTTAGAGGGAGACAGCCTTACACCTACGAAAATATGGTGCATAGGTTGTCAAGATGTACGTGGTCATCCAATACATACCACTACAAGCTATGAGGACATGCGTAAGCTGTTTTCTAACCCAAGGCATACATTCATATTACATAATGGTAAACGCTTTGATATGCCCGTTATGGAACGCATACTAGGCATAGAAATAAAAGCAAGAGTTATTGATACACTCTTCCTCTCGTGGTACTTAGAGCCAGACAGACCTAAGCATGGGTTAGACTCATACGGAGATGAGGCTGGTGTGCCTAAGCCACCAATTGAGGATTGGGAGAACCTCCCTATTGAGGAGTATATACATAGGGTGACAGAGGATGTCAAGATTAATATGTATGTATGGAAGAAGCAACTTAAACAATTGCTTAAACTATACGATAATAACATGGAGGAAGTGAATAGGTTTATAGACTTCTTGATGTTCCATGCTGATGTAGCAGTGAACCAAGAGAAGTATGGCTGGAAGCTGGATGTTGACAGGTGTAAGTCTGTGCTTGAGAAGCTTGAGAAAGACCAAGCACACAAGTTCAAGGAACTGGAAAAGGCTATGCCACAAGTACCTGTGTACGCTAAAAAGAATGTACCTAAGCGGGATAAGTTCAAGATTAGTGGGGACATATGTGCTGATTGGGTTAAGTGGTATGCTGTATTGGATGAGCTAGGACTTCCACATAGCCACAGAGGGGAGGTAAAAGTACTCACTGGGCATAAGCCACCTAACGCTGGAAGTGTACCACAGATTAAAGACTGGTGCTTTAGCTTAGGTTGGGAGCCTACTGTGTTTGATTACAAGCGTGACAAGAAGACAGGTGATGTCAGGAAGATACCACAGCTTCGAGTCAAGAAGGATGAAGGACCTGAGCTTGCTCCGTGTGTAGCACTACTGCTAGACAAGGAACCTAAGTTGCACTTAATAGCTGACTTAGGAGTTATTACTCATCGTATATCAGTACTGAATGGATTTATGAATGACGTAGATGATGATGGGTATATACGAGCACAGATGCAAGGACTTACCAATACGCTAAGGTGGAAGCATAAGGTTGTACTTAACCTACCGGGTGTTGACAAGATGTATGGGGAGGACATGCGGGGTTGCTTAATAGCGCCTGAAGGGTATGAGCTGTGTGGTAGTGATATGTGTTCGCTTGAGGATAGGACTAAGCAACACTACATGTGGCCTCACGACCCTGGATATGTTAAGGCTATGCAAGTGGTGGGCTTCGACCCTCACCTAGATTTAGCGGAGTTCGCTGGGAAGCTTACTGCTGAACAAGTTGCTGCCTTTAAGGTCAAGAAGAATCCAGTAGTAGCGGCAATACGTAAGGTGTATAAGCAAGTGAACTATGCTTGTGTATACGGTGCTCAGGGAGCCACTGTAGGACGCTCAGCAGGTGTATCAGAAGCAGAGGGTACTAAGCTAGTGGCAGCGTATTGGAGACGTAACTGGTCTGTAGAAGCTATTGCTGACGAACAGATTACTAAGAAATGTAATGGACGTACATGGCTATACAATCCCGTTAGTGGTTTTTGGTATGACCTACGCCATAAGAAGGATAGGTTCAGTACGCTTAACCAAGGGACAGGGAGCTACTGTTTTACTATGTGGATGAAGAATATAATGGAGCTAGGAGGTCCACCAATAATAGGTAATATGCATGATGAAGTAATATGCCTTATTCGTAAGGTAGCAGGGGCTAGAGAGAAGTGTGAGGCACTTTTGCACAAGGCTATAGCTATGGTAAATGAACAACTTAAACTGAACAGAGACTTAGAAGTTGATGTTCAATTCGATGATAATTATGCGGGGACTCATTGATGGACAAGCGTAGGTTCAGGTACAACAATGATACAGAAGAGTGGGATGAGCTATTTATGATACCTGACTATTTTATATACATAGATTGTTTTAACAAGAGCCATAAGATTCCAATGCATCTTTGGGATGTTTACAATTCAACAAGGGGTAAGTAGTATGGGATTAAACGTAGGTAAGATTAAATCAACAGGTGGTGGTCCTCGTCAGAAAGAGATGGAAGAGGGCACTAGTAAATGTCGTGTAGTACAGATAGTGGACTTAGGTGTACAGCCTCAACGAGCTTTCGAGGGCAAACCTAAGCCACCTATCCACCAAATCAGGATGACGTATGAGTTCACTGATGAGTTCTGCTTAGATGAGGACGGTAATGAGATGGAAGATAAGCCTCGTTGGTTATCAGAAGAGTTCCCTTTACACCCACTATCAGCAGACCTAGCTAAGTCTACTAAGCGCTATAAGGCTATGGACCCTGAGCTAGTACATGGTGGTGACTTTACTATGCTTGGTGGCGCCCCTGTTAACGTAACCGTTGTTAACAATAAGAGTAGTAAGAAGAGAGATGATGGAGAGTTTATCGTCTATAATAATATTGGTGCAGTTACTTCTATGAAGGCTAAGGATGTTAAGAAGCTTCCTGAACTGGTTAACCCAATTACTATATTCTCTCGTGATGAGCCTACTAAGGGAGCTTGGGAGACCCTGCCTGATTGGTTGCAAGATAAGATTAAGGAAGGTCTAGACTTTGCTGGATGTCCACTGGATGTACTACTGAAGGGTGGTAAGCCTGAGGAGAAGCAGGAGAAAGGGGAGCCTGAGTCTCAACATGAGCCAGAAGACACGGGCGAAGATAAACCTTGGTGATAACTAATAGGGGCTTAGTGCCCCTTGTAGGAGATGTATGAATATAAAGATGCTTAAACTCTGCCACTGGATGGTGGATTATGCAGAGCATGACCAAGGCATACCCCATAAGCATGAGCACTTTGAAAACTTAAGGAAGAGGGAGTATCCATATATGGTGAAGTCTTACCCAAAAATTGGTGTGACTGACTGGCCTGATGGTAGATACTTACAAGGTATGGAGTGCTTCTTTGTACTTAATGGTATTAAGTACAGTGATGATTTTTCCATGTTTAAGTATGACATGGAGATAAGTAATGACTACCAAGACATTACTAGGGTAGACAAAATACTTCAGCTACACAGAATAGAGTTGGAGATATTTGGGGAGGCCTCAAAGAACACAGCCCGTTTATATAGGGCAATATTAAGAGTGAAAGAGCACCAACAAATGTATAAACCTCTTGCGGCCATGAAGAAAAGAATTAAGGAAAGAAAACTATGCAACTAGAAATAGGAATGCCTGTAGTGCTTAAAGATGTTAAGGGCTTAGGCGAATACCCGCTGTGGAAAAACCAAGAAGGTATGGCTAACCAACTGATAAGCGTAGATGGTAAGGACTTGGTATTGTTTATGCCTGACAATAGTACACGTATGTATTATATTGATGAGGCTAGGGTAGTAGTTAACGAAGAGAAGATAGATGCTTGGAGGGAGGCTAATGGAGGTGATTTATCAGACCACTGATTGATATGGATATACTCCGCTACGAAGTGGGGGCTTGTGGTCAGTACTATGAGGAGGATGACTACAAGAAAGAACGACCAATAGCTAAGAACTTTGATGGGGTAGCCGAAGCTCTTGACCAGAAGGTAAGTGAGATATGCGCTTTAGTATGGGCTACGGAGGAGCCTATATGCTTCTTGAGTATGGATGCTCGTACTAAGAAGCGTGACGCTCGTAAGATAGAGAAGAAGGTTAAGCGCCTTGAAAAGAAGAAGGAGATATTTGATGAAGGTGACCACGAGTACTACGAGATTGATAACTGCATAGCTAAGTTGGAAAAAGAGGCTGTATACAAGCCTAACTTCCGTGAAGCTGTTGCCAAGAAGAAGGAGTATAAGGTAGGACGTAAGAAGAGTGTTAAGCCTCTTCACTATGATAACCTCACTGAGTATATCCTAGCCACTTATGAGTGTGTAATGGCTGAGGGGTTAGAAGCAGATGACCTACTCTCTATATATCAGCGTGAGGCAGAACCCCTTACTACTATTATCTGTTCACGCGATAAAGACTTACGTATGGTTCCCGGGATGCACTTCGGTTGGGAGTGTGGTAAGCAAGCCCAGTTCGGTCCTGAGAGAGTGGACGAGTTAGGACGCTTGAAACCTATATACCGTGGTAAGAATGCTAAGGGAGAGCCTAAGCTTGCTGAACTGAAAGGTACTGGTATGATGTTCTTCTTCACTCAGCTTATTACTGGGGACTCTGTAGATAGTATACCGGGTATACCGGGGGCTGGGCCTGCTGCTGCATTCAAAGCACTTACTGATGTTACTACTGTTGAGGAGGGATATAAAGCAGTTAAAGAACTTTACGTGAAGAAGTTCGGTGATGATTGGGAGGCTGAGATGCTAGAGCAAGGTCAGCTCCTGTGGATGGTTGAGAAACTTAATGAGGATGGAAGTCCTGTAATGTGGAGGATACCCGAATGCATAAAAACATAGTGGTATTTGATTTAGATGGAACCTTATCTAATGGTAAGCATCGTAACCACCTAGTACCAGATGCTAAGGACGCTCATAAGTGCAGTGCATGGGAGGCACACTACAATGCAGCAGGAGGTGATACTCCTATTCAGGATACTATTGATGTGTGCTTCGCGTTGAATGGAGCTGGGTATGAAATAGTTATCCTTACTGGACGCTGTGTGGATGCAAGTGATGTGACCGTTGGGTGGCTTGCTGACCACCAGATTCCTTACGCCAGATTAATCATGCGTGACTTTGATGATGAGCGTCCTGACATCCTGTACAAAGAGGAGGAGCTACTGAAGTTAGGTCTTGACAATATCTTATGTTGCTTTGATGACTTAGAGCATGTAGCTACAATGATGAGAGGTCTTGGGCTTACTTGCTACTTAGTTAATAAGTATAATAAGAAGCGAGTTAACACTACTGATAATTCTGAGTGGGGAGAGTTGGATGAATTTGGGTAATCTAAATCTAGAAGGTATGGCAGGAGCGCTAAATGACATGTGTGACAATCTCCCTAAAGGAAGGGGAGCTTGTTTCGACATTGGGAGTTGGGGAGGTTGTGGAGTTTCCTGTGCGGAGTTCTGCCGAGGTGGCTGTAGTGAGCCACAAGAGATACTAAAGCAAGATGTGATAGATGAATATGGAGAGGATGCTATACAAATACTTGAGTTGTATCCTTGTTTTAATGAGGAGGATTAATGGCAAAGAATAAAGGGGGCCGTCCTGCTGGTGCCAAGACTAGGTGTGGTGGAGTATGGACAGAAGCTAGGTATAGAACTTTTATTAAGAATACGCTAAGGCAGGCGACGCGAAAATGGGGTCCCGTACAACAGTGCTTAAAGGATGCTAGGGTGAGGCGTGGGTTCTACTTATGTACTTGCTGTGGCGAGGAGGTGCCAGCAAGCATACTCGTAGGAAGAAAGAGGATAAAAAATATTCTAATCGACCACATAAAGCCTGTAGTACCTGTAGAGGGCTGGGTTAGTTGGGATGATTGTATAGAAAATATGTTCTCGGAGATAGATAACTTGCAGGCATTATGCCACGAGTGCCATTCAAAAAAGAGTACATCGGAAGTATCCGAACGCACTTACTATAAAGCAAAAGCAAAGCAGTACCCAAGAGAGTACAACACTTGGCACAGCATGAAGCAAAGGTGTGGTAACCCTAACAACACTAACTATGAACATTACGGAGGGCGTGGGATAACATACTGTGATTTATGGGACAGCTTTGAGGGGTTTATGGACGATATGGGGGAACGCCCAGAAGGTCACACTCTTGAGAGGGTTGATGTAAACGGACACTACTGTATCGAGAATTGCGTTTGGCTGCCTGCTGTGGAGCAATCAAATAATACAAGGAGGAATGTGAATATTACCATAGGTGATGAGACAAAGAACATGATGGAGTGGTGCAATACCTTCAACGTAAAGTACAGCACCGCTAAAGCAAGAAGGGAACGTGGTCTTGAGGGTATGGATTTGTTCTCCCAAGAGGATGGTCGTGGTAAAACTAAACGCAAGACTAAGGAGAAGTTAGATGGCTAACTTATATTTTAGTGTAGTAAGTGAACAAGACCGCACTGTGTTTATGGAAAAAGTAAACATGAGGTTAGAAGAAGGGTACAGGTTGCAAGGGGGAACTACCTTCAGCCCCCAGACAGAGGAAACCTATCAAGCTTGGACACAAGCAATTGTATTTGAAGAGGGAGAGTAGTATGGCTAAAGAAGTAATATTTAATATGTTCCAAGAAGTTAAGTCCCCTGCTAATAGAGCATGGAATCAATTACAGTATGCCCGTAACTTAGAGGACATACATGGAGATAAGGTATCTACTGAGTACTTTGAGAGGCTGACTGAGGCAGAGAAACAGAACGTACTTGTTATTGCCACACGTATCCTTATCAAAGGTGAGGAATTTGTTCTTAAAGAAGTGATGGTTAAGGAGTAGTATGACTAGATTATATATAAGCAAGAGTACAGAAGCAAAGGCTATAGCACAGATATGGAATATGGGTGCTGAGAGTCTAGACCCGATTTTCTATGAACGCTTAGAAAAGATACTGATTAGGCTGTGTATGACTAGACATATAGACAGAAAATCAGTTGGGATTGAACACACCCACGTAGTAGGTAAGTACGACCACGATAGTGATTGCAGTACAAACGATGCACCTGCTATGGTCCCCCACCCATGTAATTGTAGGGAGTAGTATGGATTTAGTTTGGCACATCGTAGACCTATCCATAACTGGGATGGTCACTTCCTTATGTGTACTTGTACTCGCTAAGGTTGGGCTGTTCCCTAGTGTAGTTTTAAGCTATTATGTCCTTAAAGAAGAGGACGAGGAGAAGTAATATGGCTGGTAAAAATAGAGAGAAGCAACGTGTAAACAAAGAACACAAGCGTGCTCAACAACAGGCTAACACAATTGCTGATGCAGAGCGTAAGCATGAGTCCCATTACAGACTAGATTGGTTCAAACCTACACCAATACAGCAGGAAGTTATTGAAAGCTATATGTACAATGACCTTACCGCTGTCCAAGGTAGTTCTGGCACTGGTAAGTCCACCACGGTAATCTGGCAAGCACTGTCTGACCTTAAAGACAGACACTACCAGAAGATTATCTTCTGTAAGACCCCTGCTGAGTTAGGTGATGATAAGATTGGTTTCCTCTCTGGTGACGCTAATGAGAAGTTGAAAGCCCACTTCGATACTATGCGTGGAATCTTCCATACCTTTATGACTAAAGAGAAGTTAGTGATGGAAGAGAAGTCAGAAGCTATCGAGTTCACTATCCCTAACTTCATTGCTGGTCGTACCATTGACAATGCTATACTTATTATTGACGAAGCACAGCTAATGTCTGTAGGTACTATGAAGCTTGTACTAGAGCGTGCTGGGCGTAATACTAAGGTAGTGGTACTAGGTGATAAGTATCAAACCTATGCAGCAGCTAGACGTACTGATGGATTCACAGACTTCGTTAGTCGTATTACTGAGGTTAATGAAGATGGTGCTCGTGTTACCACACAAGAGACTATGGGCTTTGTTGAAATGAAAGCTGGTGATAATATGCGTAGTGACTTGTCGCGCAGAATTGTAGGACTTTATGAGGAGTAGTATTGACAATGAACATGGACAACATACTAGGCATTGTGAACCGTACAGCATGTAATACACTGTTACACAGCAATGCCAACAAGGCCAGCGAGCGTATTCCTGTAATGAGGGATATGATTGCTGGGGAGGTGAGCAAGCACTTAGCCTTAACAGACATACTACCTAAAGAGGTAGCCGATGCACACATAGCAGGGGAGATACATTACCATGACTTGGATTACGCCCCACTTTTTCCAATGTTCAACTGTATGCTTATCGACATCCACGGGATGCTGTCCCAAGGTTTCAAGATGGGCAACGCAGATATTGAAACACCACGAAGTATCAGTACAGCAACAGCAGTTGTTGCTCAAGTTATCGCACAGGTCGCCTCTCACATATACGGAGGTAACACAATCAATCGTATTGATGAGGTGCTTGCCCCTTACGTTAAACTGTCCTATTCTAAGCACCTTGCAGCCGGAAAGCTCTGGTGTAAGGATGATGGACGAGCCGTAGCCTATGCTACGAGTATGACTAAGAAGGAGACGTACGATGCATTCCAATCCCTTGAGTATGAAATCAATACCCTTCACACAGCTAATGGACAAACTCCGTTCACAACTCTTGGATTTGGACTTGGTACTTGCTGGGAATCCAGACTTATACAACGAAGCATTCTTGAAGTCCGCAGAGCAGGGCTTGGAAAGAGTAAGCGAACAGCTGTGTTCCCTAAACTTGTATTTGCAATCAAAGATGGAGTAAACCACAAGCAAGGAGATGTAAACTATGATATTAAACAGCTTGCTATTGCTTGCGCTAGCGAGCGGATGTACCCTGATATACTTAACTATGAGAGACTTGTTGAGGTCACTGGAGGTTTCAAAAACCCTATGGGTTGTAGAAGCTTTCTCCATGAGCATAGTGATGGGCCTGATGGCAGGAATAATTTGGGAGTTGTATCAGTCAATCTTCCTCGCATAGCGATAGAGGCTGGTTCGTACCAAGACTTCTGGAGGATACTTGACAAGCGTTTGGACATTTGTTTTCAAGCACTTATGACCCGTATTGATGCGCTACGTGGCGTAAAAGCAGAAGTAGCGCCAATACTGTACATGGAGGGAGCGTGTGGAGTACGCCTTAAAGCTGATGATGAAGTCATGCAACTATTTGAGAAAGGACGAGCTTCCATCTCATTAGGGTATATTGGCATACATGAAATGGCTATGGGAATGTTCCCTGATGGTGTACATACTTATGACAGTGAGGAGAAGCAATCCTTCTGCAAGTCTGTTGTAGCGTATATGAGAGACAAGACAGTGGAGTGGAAAGCTCTTACAGGTTTTGCATTCAGCCTCTACAGTACCCCAAGTGAATCCTTATGTGACCGCTTCTGTCGAATTGACGAAGAGAAGTTTGGTGGACAAGATGGAGTTACTGACAAGGGTTACTACACCAACAGCTTTCACTTAGATGTATTTAAGAAAGTATCACCTAACATGAAGATAGATTTCGAGTCTCACTACCCTAACTATGCTACTGGTGGTTTCATTGTGTATACAGAATTACCTGACATGAAGCTACACCTTAAAGCGTTAGAGTGGGTATGGGATTATTCATACAACAAGGTTCCGTACTTAGGGACAAACATGCCAGTAGACTACTGTGAGTTATGCGGATTTGCTGGGGAGACCACAGCGACAGAGGACGGCTTCACATGCCCTTGTTGTGGAAACCATGATAGTAGTACACTAAGGTGGTAAGACGCGTCTGTGGTTATCTAGGAGCACCTAACGCAAGGCCGTTTATTTTTGGTAAGCAAAAGGAAGTAATTGGAAGATGTAAGCACACAGGAGACTAATATGACAACAGTAGCTTATAATCATAAAGACAAAGAGATTGCAGTAGATAGTCGATGTACTGCTGGCAACCTTATCGTTACTGACGATTACAAGAAGATAATGAAGCGTGGTGGTGTTACATTCTTTGTATGCGGAGCACTATCTGATATACAGTTCTTAGTTGATGGCTATCCTATGGGGTTTGAGGTTAAAGTAGACCTTAATGCN